TCTTAGACTTCTTACTTGACTTGTCTTCGTCTTCTTCTTCAGAGCCAGCAGTGAATATTTTCTTTATGTAATCGTAATCATGAAATATGAGCTGTTTCGGAATTGGGTTATCAACAGCGAATTCCAACCACTCCTCATCTAATTCATTTGTCTCTGAATCAATCTCAAACCCAGAGTACTTGGTTTTCTTCTTGAGACCTTCTCTCTCAAAATATATATCATGACCAGCATCAGGACTATCAAGTTCTCTCTGTTTACCTGTCTTCTTACTTACTACGTGTTTAAATATCTCTTTGTCAATGGTATATGGCATAACCCACAACAGAACACCCTGATCTTCATTAGCTCTGTCTATGATATATGCAGCTACTCTCTTTACAGGACTTAACGATCTCAGATATTCTTCGTCTGCATCTTTGAATCTGGACGCTCTAGCTCTCTCTTCACATATAGGGCATCTACCATCATCATGATTCATCTCTTTGTTACACAGAAAGGATGCTTTATCTGGTCCTATTTCATAGTGAACAAAGATTTCGTAACCCCAATACTCTTTATTCTTCCATGTGCCAGGTAATAGACGAACGGTATTTCCCTTTGCTCCTTCCTTTGGTGTAAAACCCTTTATGTCATCTTTTACGAAGTACTCTCTGTTACCTCCGCTCTGTGTTGACCTCTTATTCACTAAATCTTTAGTTGGTGCTTTGTAGTTTATCTTGTCCCGTAAGTCTCTTCCTCTGTCTCTTGACATTTGTTATTCCTCCTCATTGTTTTGTGATCTAATTCTTTTACGATTGTTCTTCTTCATCTCAATCATCCGTCTCTTAGAACTCTCATAAGAAGCATCCTCCGCATTTTTAGATTTTACAACCATATTACTACGTATGCCACCTAAGAATAATGATGTAGAATTGGATAACATAGACGTTCTTGCCTTGTAACCTTCTCTTTTAGCTTCCCACAGACCTACCTCTAAACAGGCTTCTAGATATTCATCGTTCTTTTCCATGTAATCTTCATCAATTAACACCATTCTAGCCAATGTAACGTCTGTTATCTTCTTATCTGACTTATCAGATATTCTTCTTATCTTAATCGCTAGAGTAGCTTCCAACTCTTTCACTTCTTTCTTGAGATGATCACGTCTATCTATGGCATGTGCATATTGATCACTAACTCTATCTACCAGAACAGAGTGTGTAGCAACTTCAGTCTCAAGCTCAGTAATGTCTATCTCAAGATACTTCTCAGCTGTCTTAAGAGTAAACTCTGACATATACCCTCCTATTTAGTCAATATGTAAGCGTGATATGTTTCCTCATCACTATACATCTTAAAGGTAGATATATACTTCATCTCTAAATAATTGTCACGAATAGGTTCTCCAGTAGCTATTATACCTATTAGTACACTCTCATTTCTTGGTTCAGCCTCGTTTACTAATGCCCACAGTTCAGGTCTGTCTCTCTGAGACTGTACAGTTAGAATACATGCTCCTATAGGTAATCTCACTTCTTGTTCCGTCATACTAATGCTAAGATGATATTTGTAAATTCTCATCTTCTTCTCCTTTAATCAGAACCATCACTATCAGAACCACCACTATCTGAATCAGATGACCCATAAGAGTCACTTGCACCACCTCCAGAGAACTCACCACCTCCATCAGAGATGTCTGGTCCTGATGAAGGAACTACACTCATATCTGATTCTGAACTCATGGCACTTATCAGGATAAGTGTGCTCATAAAATATGAGTCATCATCTGTACTGTCTGGAACTCTGTTTACGACACATCCGTGATCCTTAAGTTGTTGTTTAGTACCTGTCTTATCACAGAACTTACATTTGTAGATCATGTTCACTCCTCCTATTCTTATCATTTCTGGTATTTCTGTTTGTCCCATAGCACTCACTCGTATAGTGATGAAATGGTGTTAAGTATTATCTCATTAAAGGACTGATTGCCAAGTATAGGTTTGTTGAACTCATTTAATCGTTTGTAAAAGAACAACATCTGGTCTTTACTTGTGGCTGATATAACACACTTACTTAAGTAGGCAGATACCACAATTCTAACACTCTCTGGATTTTTATCCTTTAAGTTGTCTAAAATCTTTTGTACCGTCTTGAAGTTAGACGGAATGTTTCCAGCAACTAGTCTACACAGGTCTATCACCTCATTGGATGACACGTATGTAGACAACACCTTAGTGACTTCTTCCTTGTCCTCACAATATCTACACTGGTCCAAACATACCAATGCCTCTCTAGGGCATCCTGCTGCGTTTCTAGTTATTAACTTTAGTGAATCTTCCTCAAGTTCTATCTCCTCTGACTCGGCTATTTCTTTTACAAGACCTAGTAATTCTTTATAACTCACCTCCTTCAACATATATTTTCTACATCTACTTTTTATAGTCTCTGGTACCTTTTGATACTCAGTTGTACATAATGCTATATATACATGTCTTGGTGGCTCTTCAAGAGTTTTATGTAGTGCATTCCACGCTGGTACACTTAGAGCATGACATTCATCTATTATAACCATTTTGGTAGGTATTTTACCTAACGATGTATACATCAAAGAGTTTATAAGAGTCTTCATATAGTCCACACCATTGTTAGATGCAGCATCCATCTCTATTATATTATTGTTAGTACATCCAACCATACTACCTACTATTCTTGCTATAGTAGTCTTACCTAACCCCTTAGGTCCATGAAATAAGTACTTGTGAGCCATCTTCTTATGTTTAAACGATGCCATAATAGGCTTTGTTATGTGATCCTGCCCTATTACATCAACTAGATCATGTGGTCGATGTTTAACTTCCAAGTCATCTATCATGTTATTTATCCTTTTTTAACGACCTAAAAAGTTCTTCCAGTCCCTTGTCTATATATGGTTGAGCATCATTCCATATTCTCTCACGTCTCTTATCCAGATAGTATTTTAATCCAAGTATAACAGCTATCATTAACCATACACAACAGAATATAATTACACTGGTCCATGTCATATCTTACTCTCCTCTTTTGCGAAATTCATCAACATGTCATAAGTGTCTTCCTTCAGTAATCTTTTTGCTACCATCATGAACGTTCTTGGTAACAAACCATCATTATTTTCCGTAAACTGTTTGTGTCTTCTATTCATAAGAACTATTCTAAATCTGGTTAATCTTAACGCTGATGTAGCACTTCTATACCAATCATGATCTGCCATCACCCCAGTGGCATGTTTAACGTTTCTGATATTGTTCAACTGTTCTTCTATTTTAGATGCCTTGCCTTCTTCTTCCTTTATCTCTCTTTTAAGTTCTGTTAACGTAAAACCATCTATCTCATCAAGTATTTTAGTTGTTCTCATTATGTTTTCTCCTCTAAATTCTTACCACAGAATGGACAGTACTTTATCTGTATATTGTAATCCATGAATACAGAAATAGTATCTGGTCTCCATAAAGACATTAACCACATATTACAATCTACACTAAACGTTATTGTAAAGTTCATGGACTGTTTGATCATAATAATAGGTTCACTACATTTATGTTCCACTATGCTGCCTCTCTTTTAAATCCCCAGTCTCTACTATCAAATTTACCTACCTCCTCTAGTTTGTGCCACCTCTTACCAACACTCATTTCGACACCTATAGGAACTTTTATCCAATTCCACATAATACGACACATTTGTTCGGCTATAAACTCAGCATCCACCTCCAGACTTTTATTAGGCAGTAGGAAACCTAGATCATCATGAATATTCCATATCGGTCTATACTGTGGTTTCCGTAATTTATAAGCTAGATATGACAGTCTGTTCATTGCATCTGTAACAACATCGCTAGCAACACCTTGAATCATATTGTTGAGCTGTTCATTCTTTGAAAGAGGTCCATGTCTACGTCTACCTAATGGTGACTCGACATACTGATTATCTCTATAGAACTGTAACTGTCTATCCTGCCAGTTCTTGACACCACTAAGTTCGTCCCAGAATCTCTCATACTCTTTTCCTAACTGACCTTTGTATGCTCCTAAGTCTTCTTCTGCTGCTTCTTCACTAGAACCGTATATAAGAGGAAACACCCAAGCATTCTTTATTATCTTTCTGAAGTTCTTTAGTGTTACTTTGTCATGTATGTCAATATCAAGTTGTTTACCAACTATCTTTGCCCAGTATTCATGAATGTCAAGATCGTTCCATATTGCATCTATAAACCATATATCCTCAGCTATAGCTGCTATCATTCTAGCCTCTATCTGAGAATAGTCAAACGTTACTAACCAATAGCCATCTGGTGCTCTCACCATACCTCGTATAAACTTATTGTTAGGTTTGCTTGGATATGTTTGTATAGGTGGATGAAGAGCACTTAATCTGCCAGTACTTACAAATAGATGATTGAAGTCTGGTCTAATCATACCATCTGGATATACTAATGATACTGTACCATCTACATATGTGGTCTTCAACTTCTGTGTTTCTCTGCTCTCTATTATCATACTAGCTAAGTCAACACCTTGATTTGCATATATACTTAGAACTTCTTTATCTGTACCAAACTTAAAAGTCTTTGTAACTTTTATAGGCTTAAGATGAAGAACCTTTTCTAACATCTTAGCCATATGATCTGATGAACTTGGTTTGAATGATGTGTGAAACATCTTCTCGAACTTCTTTACTTCATCAAGCTCCATAATCTCATTTTCAACAATCTTGTTCTGTCTAGCAAGTCTTCTTCCTATTCTGTTAGCCATGTTAACGTCAACAGGAATTCCCTTGTGTTCTGTTAATGCTAACGTTTTACCAAGTCTATTCTCATGTTTAAATACCCACTGTAGACTATCAGGGAAGTCACGTTCCATTGTCTCATCAAGTATATACTCATACTTAGCATCAAGAGCGTTGTACAGAAGAACTTTATCAAGTGGTTCTTCAAGAAGATGTTTCCTGTTCAAGTTACTAAGTTTCTTAACGTTGAAACCTAGCCACATCATTGTCATAGAACCTAGTGATAGAACTCCTTCTCCTCTCTTACCACCTCCTGATCTCTCATCAAGAACATAACCTCTTGCCATTGTATCTATCCATCTGCCACTATTAATACTTTCCTCACCACACTTATATGACAACCAGGAACACTCGAACTTACTGTAGTGAGCTCCTTTATCTCTGACTGTTGTTATCAGATCACTTATCTCATTAAGAATCTGTTTCTGAATCTTGAGTCTATTTCCCCAGGCTTCAGGGTGTTCTACTGGAAATGCTAATGTCTTTTCCCCGTCTGATACTGCACATGTCAACAACATGGCGTTTTCGTTCTGTGGTCTAAGACCATCTGGGTTACCATCAGTCTCTATATCTATGAATACTCTTGATTTAGTCTTGAAATAGTTCAACTTTTTTCTCAGACGCTTAAGGTCTGTTTCTATGTCACTGCCATCAATACATGTAACACCATCATAGTAGCCATCAGATATTACTACTGGTTCTTTTCGTGACATTACTACACTAGACATCAGTTTCATATCTGCTATGAAGGTGTCTAGAAACATTCTATTCTTACGTTCTACTGGGTCTTCATCATCACCTATTGAATTACGCAGTATAAATGAAGGGTGAAACTGTGGTATCAACCAACATACATGATCCTTGATCTTTATAGGTATTACTCTTCCTCTCCACTCAAATATTCCGTTTACACCTAATAATGCTCTAAGTGCAGTACCGCCAAACGCACCTATTATAAGAGGTTTGGTTCTTGCAATATCATTCTCAAGTCTTTTCTTACAACACGCAATTTCAAAGTCTGTCGGTGTTCTATTACCAGGTGGTCTACAGACCAATACGTTATTGAACCTCATCTTTGTCTTCACGAAGTTTAAACCAAAGACGTGTGTAAGATGCTTTTTCAACAACTGACCTGCTTTTCCTACAAATGGTTTACCTTCCTCGTCTTCAGTCTCTCCAGGTGCCTCTCCAAGATTATATAGTACAGGATGACCACCACCAGAAGGTCTCATCTCTCTAGTTATTATGTTCTTCACTGAAGATAGAGGACATACCTTACACTCATGTTCATACCCAATATCTATAGAAGCACTATTAGATTTCTTTACCTTATTTAAGTTCTCTTCTTGATTAAAGAAGCCTATCATAGTCACCTCTTTAACTGTTCCTTTATCTTATCTAAGATAATAGAACAACGTTTAATCATTTCATTACTCTCCAACAATTCCATTTTAAGAACTGTTGTTATCATAGCAGTTATAGTATTCCATTCAAACTCGGTAAGTCTTACTGACTTTATCATTCCTCATCTCCTATTCTGGTGTTACTTCTAACATTTCCATCTCACCATGTCCTATAATATTACGATAGTACAACTTTCCTTTATAAACCTCAATCTCAGATGTACAAACTCTTCTTAGATAATCGCCTCTTCCTCCAAAACTAGGAGGAGAGTAAGCTTGGTATATCTTACCATCACACTTCTCACTTCTACATATCTCACAAACCAATATCTTACTCATCCTTATCTCCTTCTGATCTTTCTGAGATGTGTGTTTCTATTGGAGAGAAACATGCTAGAATACGTAGAAATGTATCCTCTTTATTTACACCTACTACAGTAGTAGCATAGTTATCTTTCTTGTTGAAACCCATCTCTGTCACGTTAGTTAACATGTCCTTCAAGAACAAACCATTAGCCGTGAATACGTTGTCGTCAATGTCTCCTGGTTCACATTTTATTGTCACACTCTCTCTCATCTCACCTATATCGCTACTACCTAATAACTCTATATTACTGTTATCACAATGTGTTGTAATGACTATCTTCTTGTCCACTGTAGAAGGCATCAACATACAACGTTCCAGAGAATTTGATAATTTCTCTGGTACCTTAAACATATACATAGCAACATCATCACTATAGTTATCTCTTATTACATTATCAAATGGCATAAATGATATATCCGATATAAGATGTGAGAAGAAAGCCACGTCATCAGTTCTTATCAATAGAGAATCATCAGTAATCCACATATTAAAATTGGTTACTAGTGAACTAAAGGTTATCAACGTCTGACAGAATGGTTTTGGGATCATAAATGTACCAACATACTTTTTTGTTATCTCTGGTATCTTATAACGTGACATTTGTACACTATCTGTAGAGTACATGGTTACTCCATGTCTGTCAGATATAACTGTTATACCTGTCTGTTCTATCTTACTATCATCGTCTTTAGTTGTGGTAATACATTTGGATAAACCATCTATGAAGGCTTCGTTTATACAGATGTATTTATCTTCATCCATGTGATGTTTATCAATATCACCCTCTTTGAATATAAACCTTTTACGTTTTATAGATGCCAACTTTACGTTGGTTTTTGTCTTCTTACATATTATTCTGAGATGATCTGGATGTTGTTCCAATACAACTGATGGTAACGAGTTAAGAAGTTTTATGAATATATCACCTGGTACTGCACACGATATATCTTCTAATTCTTCTGTCTGACTGTTTATTACTACAGCCTGTCCTCCATTATAGGCTATTATCTCTCCATTATGTATACAAATGTG